GTTCTGACTCTCCAGAACCATACGGATGGCCCGCTGGCGGACCTCAGGGGAAAAACGCGTATTTTTAGTCATCCTGTTTGCCTCTTTCTCAAGGAGTTTAGTCTCCAGGATTTCCGGGGCGGTTCACTTTGCGGGTTTTTCTTTGTCTGGCGCTCCCCGCGCAATTTGATCTTCTCAACTCACGCAAAATTTAAAATTCTCTTATATATCTGTAGGTTGACATTTTCGTCAGATCTTCCACAGATCCTTTTTACTGAAAAACACTGAAATTCTTTTCAACTTTTTCAGTTGGTGTTTTCCGGCAAGCGCCCAGCGGCGGCGCGGGCTGGCGTTAGGGTTTGTAGAAAAATAAAACTGAAAAAACTTTTCGATCCAGAAACCGCAGGCGGGTGCGGTGTAGTTTGATTTTGGTCGCTGAAGGTTTTATTTCGGCGTGCTGTCGCTTCGCCTGTACGCCGTGGTGGCTCAGTTCGTTTTCACTTGCATGGGCGGGTGTCTTTGTTGTTGCGTGGTGCTGTGTGCGTTCTGGTGCGTTTGGTTGGCTACAGGCGTAAAAAAGCCCGCACGGTGGCGGGCTGTACTGGCTGGGGTATCAGGCTATCACGGGTTTATATTTTTCTTTCAGGCTGGCAGCGCCCTGGCCAGCGCCACGAATGGCATCGGCGTTTGTAGGCGTTCCTGTGTTCTGGTGGCTATGGCTTGCCGTTGCCTCCGCCAGCTGCTTCACAACATCCAGGGTATCAAGCATCAGCTGGGCTACGTTGATTGACTCGCTACCAATCCACACAACCGGCGCTTTAATCTCCTGCCGCAACGCTGCCACGCTTTTTCTGATGGTGCCAATTCTCTCAATCAGATCTTTGCCGGTTGTCGTGGTTTTGCTGCCAGTGATATCGGTTTCGGCGCTACCGTCTACGCTGGCCAGCATATTTCCACCCACGGCCTGGCTGTAATCACCGGTTGTCACATGCTGAATGGCTCCGGCCAGCAGTTGGGTGGTACCCACTACAGTGGTTTTGTCAGCGGCTTTAATGATTGTTTCACGACTGACCAGCTGGCGGCGTTCTGTATCTGCCGACACTTCCCGCGCCATTGATGTTTCATGAATGACCTGATCGGTTTTTCGCTCCCAGTCACCTGATTGTGTTACGCGCTGGGAAACCTCTTCACGCTGCTGCTGTAGCTGCTCTCCGGGCTTAACATCCGGCAAACTGGTGCCACTGGCCACCGTCTGGCGAACAAAGGGTTTATCCGGCCTGCCATCCGTAAAGCCAATTTCAACCAGGGTGCCTTCAGGCGGAAACTGAAACATCCCCGAATCGTTACCGGCCATCGGCACCGGCAGCGGTACCGCAGAATATTGCGGTGTACCTTTTTCCGGATTGCCGTCTGCATCCAGTAGCTGAACATCCACCGCATAGCGCGGGCGGAACGGGTCGGCAAAATTACCGCTGGTTACCGGTTCGCTGGGCGCTACAACGCGGGCAAATTTCGGCAGATGAAGCCCGGAAGCCAGCTCCGGGTAACAGCTCTCAATCTGGCGTTGCAGCGGGGTTTTCTGAAGTGCAGCCCCCGTGGTTTTATTTCGGGGTGTCCAGGTCACGTTCATGTTGTCGTTATCCAGATTAACCCGTGTCAGCCGCTGGCCGTTCAGCTCCACACCGGGGCGTAAACTTTGCACCATCGGAATGGTCATCGTATTGCCACCCGCCGCACCCTGTCCAAACTCTGCGGGGATATCAACCGGACGCCCCGCGAACAGGCTTTTATCAGCCCCGCCCAGCCACACATCCCCATCCGGCAGCTGATACCAGATGTAATCCTGAATGCCAAAAGCACGCCCCAGATTATCCAGCAACTGATACCCGGTTCCGCTGTGCGTGAAATGGGGGATCGCTCTATCCGTGTAATCCGCATCTGGCACCGACACTTTCAACCCGCTGTGCTCTGTCAGCCAACCAGCAATCTCACGTAACGTTGGATGCTGGAAAGAGCATGGCCAGTTGCGTTCGAACACCCCAACCAGCTCACGAACAAATAGCCGCTGATAACCATTATCAGCAGGCTGTGACCGCTCAACATAGCCAGTAAACCAACGCAGCAGCAAATCGGTATACCCCACATCCACGCGTACCAGTTTGCCGGTGTAATCCGTTCCCGTTTCCGCCGTGATGAAACCACGCCCGCAGCTGTTCAGCTCCAGCATCAGGTTCAAATCGACCAGATGAACCTCATCCCCGGACAAATAAAGGCGTTTTAGTGGTTTCATCAATCCCCCAGCGCATCGTTTACGGGTTTCAGCACTTTGCGTTCAAACCACGTCATTTTCTCTTCATCTTCAGCCGCGCCCTGCACACCGGTACCGGCCGCACCGCCCTGTTTTTTTGCCGTCACCTTGCCACTCGCACGGGCTTCACGCTTTTCCTGAACACTCAAATGCTCAGTTAACGTAAAAGTGACCAGCCAGGACATTTTCCCGTCCTGCTGCGGCGCGTCGATTGTCCCTGAAAAAGTTGCTTCACGAAAATTAACCGCTCGGGCAACATCGTGAGCCACGCGGTATGTCTGCAACTTTCCGGCACCATCGCGGGTGCTGGCCAGCTCAAAAATTCGCGCCAGAATCTCTTTTTTCCTGAATGGCACCTCACCAACAACACGCAGCTCTTTGCCCTTGATGCCCTGCTCCGATTTTGACGTGGCGCTGGTCTGGCCGGACTGGTCTTTATCCTGAAACTGCATACTGACCGTGACACGCATATTTTTTAGCGCGATGGCTTCCCCATTAAGCGCCAGGGTTGGGACAGAGTTCATGGATCACTCCTTTTATGCCCTGAAGGTTTTCACCCACCATCATCACGGCAGCACAGAACACCGCAGAAGGTTGTGGCACAGACTTAACCAGCTCAGTCAGCGTTGTGGCCATATCGTCGGCCCCGGTAAACACCCACGCCCGCGCACTTTCACCCTGCAAATCTGCCAGCCCATCCGCCGCCGCGCTAATCAGGTTATTTCGCAACGTGGCAAAGTCACTAAGCTGGCCTTTAAGGTCTGCCAGGCTTGTTCCTGCCCCGGCAGCCTGCTGCGCCTGCGCAATAGCTTTCGCGGTCAGTGCGGCGCGGGTTGTAGGTACCGACAGCGGTATTGCGGCCGGTAGACCGCTGCCGCCTTTGGCCGGTAATTGCATTTTCGCCACTGCAAGCTCGGCAGAAGACTGCGCCAGCCTCTTAACCTGCGTAAATGTCGGGGCGGGAAATACATCCGTCAGCGCCTCAAGGTTTTTCATAAAACCATCGTGATTGCTGCCGGTAACCATAAAAATCACCACATCATCAGTGGCGGCAGCACTGGCCAGCTTAGTGGCCAGATAGTTAATCGCGTTTACCGGGCTAAGGTACGCGCCATTTTCCGTTTGTTGCCCCAGCCCGTAAATCCAGGGATGCGCGGGAACAATGGCACAATTCAGCGCGGCCACGCGGTCTGTAAAAGCCAGATTTGCTTCACGCCACACTTTGCGGCACCTCCGGCCATTTAACTACTGGGGCAGCAGTCAAATCCAGACGGCGTAGCGCAGTGCGATAAGCTCGCAGCGCTTCAAGCTCTGCGTCTTCATCATCGGAAATATCGCTATCTTCAAGCGCACCGATCAGCCAGTCGATGCGCTTTGTCACCTCACTCATGAGCCTGTCGCGTTCAGCCGCTGCAATCGCCGGGTAATCCCGGATTTGCTGTAACTTCCCGTCTTTATAGAACCAGTCGTCGCCCAGGGTTACGCACATATTCGCCTTTGTGGCCGGTAGCTCAACCGCGCCAAGATTGACCGGGAAAAAAGCATCGGTATCGGTTGAGAACGTGCGCACCCGGCCTTCCTCGTCATAGCCCACTTTTAGCGAGTCTTTCTTAAAAAGTTTTCTGACGACGTACCAGTCGTTACCTTCCCGGTCGCGGATGTACAGGCCTTCACCGGAATATCCCGGCGTGCTTATTTCCTGCTCTTCTGGCCCAGGGATATATGCCGTGAATTTACTGAACTGCTGCATGGCGCTTTCCTCTCAATTAAGAACAATCCATTGGCCATTTTTGTAATATCGCTTATAGCGGAACACCAGCACACCGACGTTACTGTCACCACCAACCATGTTCAGGTTATAAATGTGCGCTCCGTCAGTTCCCCGGGGGTAACCCCATCCACCTGTAAACTGCACTTCAACAGGCGCAGTTAAGTCCTCGGCCTGAACAAAATTTGCAACAGCCCAGCTCTGCACTTCATCTATACGCTGATTCACCCATTGCCATGTCGAGCGGGTGTTAATATTGTCATCCCGCGCGGCAAGCTGACCATTTGCCCAGTCCCATGTGGCACGGGTATTGATGTTGTTATCCCGCGCGGTAAACTGATTAGCGAGCCATGTGCTCAGCCAGCCGCCCCAGATTTCGCCATTGATATTACCGCCAGGCTCGAAAATTGCCCCTCCGGCGTACACGCTAGCACCTGCGCGAATGGACCCGTTCGCGGTAAAGGAGTTATCGTTGGGGTTAAACGTCCAGATATGGTCGCGCCCCTGGTCATCGAGAATATGAATACAGCCAGAGGGGAAATCATTTTTTCCGGAGACCAGCACCCCGTAGCTGATGGCGACCTGATACCCGGTACCCGCCGTCTGCACGGTCGCTTTGGTCATGGGTAAATATACGTTCCCGCTGGCGCTGTAACCGGCGGAATAAAACAGGGCACGCCTGTCAGCCAACTGGCTCTGAAAGGCCCCGCCACCCGGCCACGCCCCCTCTTTTGTTGCATAGTGGTTCGCGTTATCAAGCCAGCCGACATCACCACCAGTGGCTGACACAAACTCTTTTGCGTCATGGGTTGCGATATCGCCCAGGCCAATATTTTTACGCGCGGCGGCTGCATCGTTTAAATCAGCAAGATTCTGGTCTTTGCGTACAAAGTCGCTGTTTCCCTGCTGATCGCCCAGAGTGCCTTTGGGGCGTAAATCGGTAACAACGCCGCTGGCGTCAATACTGGCCAGCGCAAACACATAATGCTGAACACCCTCTGACTGGTAATCCTGCAAAGCTTCCGCAGCAACCAATTTATGCTGAACGCCCCATACACTGGTTAACGTGCCTTTCCAGCACACATCCAGCCAGATTTTGGCGGGCTTCACCCCAACGGTGATCGGCTGTGTTACAGCCAGCTCAGCACGCAGACCACCAACGTATCCGGCCCCCTTCTGCACGCTGTACTGGTTGCCGTTTCGCACAACCCGCCAGCCATCCCCGAAGAACGCGCCCGCCCCATAAATATCAACATTCTCCATTCGCTGGCGCTCATCCATCGCGGCCAGTCGGGCGGTAAAGTCAATCTGCCACGTTTCTGCCGGTGTATTAATTTGGGTTTCAGTGGCTGCACCGCTGTATTCCATCAAAAATGAACGCGTCAGCACATTGCCCTGCTGGCCAGCGGCGGTGGCCACCTTCTTTTGCACAGGGGCATGAACCACCATGGCCAGGATGCCGCTCGCCTTATTAACGAGTCCTATCCAGTTAAAATCAAAGTCGCCCACTTCCGCGCCCAGCACAACGGAGTACACAACGGCATTTTCATTCACCACGCCGGTTTTACTCACGGCCTGCCGGTGAACAATACTGGCCACCGGAATAGTTTCCTGTCGGTCAACCGGCTTTTCGGGATCAAGCCCCGGGACGTTTGCGAAAACAAACTCATCCAGCACCACATCAACGTTTTCCGCGCCCTGCTGTGCTTTCCACTGTTCAAATGCAATTGTGATAGCAGTCTGTGACATATCCTTTTCCTACATTTTTGCGCTATACGTTGATGGTGTTTCACTCAGCGGCAGCGCAGCCGCATAGCAAATATATTCGCCCTGGTACCACCCGGCACGGAGGGCAAAGCCCTGCGCTGTCATCACTTCAAACCGGTAGCGGCGGCACGCTCTCCCGTACTGCCTGATGATCTGAAGCATCAGATCGGGGTTTTCTGCAATCTGGCTGTCCGTCACCTTTACGGTTATCACATCCCAGTCAATATCTGGCTGACGCTCCAGCAGCTCCACGTACCCGATACCCAGACGCTCAAAAATGGCAATGAACCCTTCAACCGATCCGGCATCGGCGGCGTTAACGAAGGCGTACGCCACACGTTTGCGAAACAACGCCAGTGGCTCACCGTTAAACCGGCTGATATCCCGGTCACAGGCCAGCAGATTTAACAACGGCGCTGTACACGTCAGCGGATCAAACTGCTGAAGCGGCCAGGTTACCCAGCCGTAAGCCTGCCCCCAGAATCGGCGGGCGGCTTTAAGCAGCGTTGCCGGTTCGCCTTTACTCATCCAGAACGGCAGCGCCATTGAGGCCAGTTTTTTCATGAAATCAATCATGGTTAATCTCCACACTCAATTCATCAAGACGCGGCACGGCAAGTTCACTCACGATATCGCCCAGGGAAAACGCCAGTGAATCCACAACAGCAAACTGCCGGTGTATTTCTCGCCCAAGATTCGAAAACGAAAAACGCGAGTACGGCCATGTTTTCTTCACGTCGAAATTGCTGTTTTCCCTGAAGGCGCAGCGGATCAGGTTCTCCACCCCCGTCAGCAGCAACGCCCTGCCTTCCTCCGTCATGTTGTCCGGGTTAAGCACAAACACCTTCACATCAAGCCGGTGGCGCGTCTCCGGCATGGCAAAGCACTGCATATCATCGCCATGCCCGTGATGCCCCTGGTTGTTGATGTAGTCGTTCACCGCATCAATAAAGGGCGCAGACGTGGCGCCGGAATCCAGCAGCAGATAAGCATTCGCCGTACCAGGCCCACGTGGTGCATCATGCTGAAAGAAAATGCGATCAACGCTTAACCCGGCCACACCGGCAATCATTGAGCGGTAAACCGCATCCGTGTGGTAATTCCCCACAAGATTGAACTGATTGCGGCAACGTTCGCGTAGCTCATCATCACCTTCTTCATCAGCCCCCGGCGTTGTTAACCAGTCCTCTTCACTTTCCACATGGCTGATGCCGGAAACGGCCACCGGCAATATGCGGTAATAGCCCGGCGCAAGGTTGTAACCCGCGCCCGGGCCGGTGGCTTTAACCGGTACCGGCGCACTGGCAATGCCAGCGGCAATGAGGGTGTCCAGGGTGACGGCCAGCTCATAAACAACGCCATTAATTCGCTCAGTCTGGATAAGCGTTCCGGCCTTTACGGTCACGGCCTCTTTTGCATCTTCTTTGTAAAAGCGGATCACGCCTTCGGCTGCGCTGGCGGGCTTTGCCGTCAGGTTCACCGCCCAGGCCTGCAGGCGCAGCATCTTGCCACCCGCCGTGGCCACAAACATATTGGCCAGCACAACGGTTACCATGGCGTCTTTCAGCCACATAACCGGCGCGGTCACAATCGCGGTAATCAGCCGCCAGAACGGCGACATGCGCGACGTATTCGTGATCAGCCCTTCTTCCTGAACGATGGCATTAAACCGGCTACGCACCTCTTCTTCCGTGCCTGGCATCCCGCTGTCTTTAATGATTTCTTCAAAATCAACCTGAGGTTTATCCGTCATAGCTCAGCCCTCACTGACAGCGCGCCGAAATCGGTATCCGCCGTTATCCATAGCCGCGCCGGGGTTTCCTCATGGATAACCACGGTACCCGGCACAATCCGCTCATCACTTTCAATCAGCAATTCCATTTGCGTGAAGATATCCGCCCGCAGTGTTGGGCTGCGCTCCGCAATTAATTCAGTGGCAAGACCGCTTTCTAAAATCGCGTGAATAACATCCTGCCCAATGCTCTGGCGGTTATTACACAACTCAGGCTCCCTGCCAGAATTAAGGCTGAACGTTCCCTGATTAATCATCAGGTCGATATAAAGCAAATCACTCATGAATGTAACTCCTGCCACTCCATAAGCTGACCGGGCGTCATGACCTCTTCAGGATAAATATTCACGGTGCCGATACGTTTACTGTTATCCGTTACCGTTCGTGAGTTGCTGGAGATCGTTTTACTTATCCCGCCGTGTTCAATATCCGCAACTGTGCCACCGGTTGATAACCTATTCTCTTTTAACGGTGATCCCTGATTATTTCCGGCAAGTGAAATATTTACCCCCGGTAGCTTATTCAGTTTTTCTACAATCCAGTTCCATGAATTTAAGAAGCTGGATTTGATACTTTCCTGGGCATTATCAAACATGGACACAATACCGCTGACCATTCCGGCCAGTGCATCGGATGGTGAAAATCCGGCAAGCAAAGCAATGAAGTTATTCCAGCCCGCTGCAATCCATTGCCATGCAGAACTGAAGATCCCCGCCAGCCACTGAACCACCTCCGCCGCCGCTTTAAACGCGGTGCTGTCCATCACTGCGGCTTTAATCGCATCCCAGTGCTTAACCAGCAGATAACAACCGGCAACCAACAAGGCTATTGCCCCAATAATCAGAAGCACCGGCCAGCTCATCAGGTTGATGCCAATCCCCGCAGTAATCGCCGCCATGCGCACAGCCAGCAATACACCCCGCAGCGTTCTCAGCACAACGTTCCAGGCAATCACCGCCTTTTGCGCAAGCCAGACAACCAGTGTGTAGGATTTCACGACCATCACAAGTGATTTCCAGACGGCCTTCCACCCAATCATGATGAACTTAGACACCCCCATCACAATATTTGCCGTCGCCCCGACCAGGGCGAAACTCAGTAATGCCGCTGAAAGCCATCCCACCGCACGGGCAATATTCGGAAACATCTGCATCCAGCGGACGAAAGTCTGTCCCATATCCGCAAGTTGATTAAGTAGCGGGTACAGTATTGGGATAAGCGTTAGTCCAGTCACGGTACGAATGGCTTTCAGGATTTCGACAAAACGCTCCCATGGCTTAACCAGCTTTGCAGCCATCTCTTGTGTGCGCTTCAGCCCATCCGAACCGCCCAGCTCCGTGATATTACGCTGAAGCAACGCGACGTTGCCGTAAAGCTGCTTCACCACGGCGGCACTGTCACCAAACGCCGCATCAAGCTCAGCCTGTGCTTTAAGGTTTCCTTGCAGGCTCTTGCCATACTTACCCTGAAGCTTTGTCAGCATTTCCGGCATAGACAACATTTTGCCGTTTACATCCGTGAACGACAGCCCCAGTTTTTTAGCACCATCAATGGCACCTGTTATAAATCCTTCGTAGGCGCTGCTGGCCTCCGTTCCCAGCGTTCGCTGAAGCTCACCCAATACGGCCAGCTGCTCATCCAGTCCGATATCGTAGTTGCTGCCAACGCCGCGAGCACCTTCCATCAGGTCTTTGATTTGTGACATTTCTGTGCCGAACGTCTGGCGCATGTACACCATTTTTCCGGCCAGTTGCTCAGCAAACTGCACTTTGCCCAGCGCATCCGCTTCACTGCGGAAGTTGCCGAACATCTGCCCCATAAACTCGCTGGTATCGGTGGCAGTGGACTTCATCGCAAACGCCAGGGTATTGGCTACAGTCGTGACCTTTGGCAGTTCCTCGCCAGTCAGCCCGGCGATGGCGGCATTAATAGAGTGTGTGGAGTTCACAAACTCAACCGCACTTGCGCCATAAGTAGTGCTGAAGCGCAGGGCATCACGCTGCACGGTTTTTAATGCCGTACTGTCAACGCCCCGTGCCGATGCCTCATTAAGCGCGTCGTACATCTCAACAGCCGGGGATAACGCGCCTTTAATGGCCATGCCAACCCCCGCCGCCGCCAGCAGGCCACCACCAATCTGTTTAAAGGCATCTTTTGATTTATCGGCAAAGCTGCTGACACTGCCCTGCGCTTGTTTCAGCGGGCGCGTTAATTTGTCGATAAGGCTTAATGTAAATTCAAGCTGTTTCATTCGCTGCCTTTAAATGCCAGTCCAATTCCATTGGCTACCGCCGCCCTCATAAATTCCCAGTGACGATTATCCAGCCAGATAGCAGCAGCAATATCATCCTGATTATCTTCCCCGTGGGGTAAATAATGGCGGCGTAAAATCAGATATTGTTCGAGTCCGTTGTTTTCAATCGCACGGACCCGGGCGGTTAGTTTTTTACTTCGATTTCCAGATCAGGCACGTAGATTTCATTAACTTTGCCCGCCAGCTGAATAGCCGCCCCCGGAAGTTTCAGAATTTCTTCCAGCGCCTCTTTAGTTTCCGGCGTAACAATACGCGTTAAATAGTTATGCGACGGGGCAACTTTATTTTCCATCGTCATTTCGTTAATCATTTTGTTGTAAGCAACCTGATTTGGCTCAAAAGCAATATCTTTACCTTTAACGGTAAATACAATTTTTTCACTCATCATTCATTTTCTCACGTTGATTGATTTCAGTAATTAACTGGTTATGCCGTGCGGCGCACTGGCCATACAGTTCTAAATAAATTAGTAACAAATCCGCTGCGTTATTTCCCTGCGCTCCCGTCAGGCGCGGTAGCTGCACGGGGCAAAGCACCTTGAGGCTTTCCTGATAAGGCACCTTCAATTTTAGTGGTGGCGTCGTTGTACATGCTGACAAATTCATCAGACAGACAGCGGCTAGTAAACACCGGCTTAACCAGCTCCGTGCGGATTTCACGGGGCGGCGCGTTCCGTATCTCATCCAGTTGTCCTTCCAGTTTCCTGGCCGATTCGCTGGCAATGCGCTGGCCTTCTTTACCGGCAGCGGTAGCGCTCCGTTCAATAACCAGATCGATGCTGTCACGCTGCAATACTGCCACTTTCCAGCCTGCACCAAATGCCAGCGCCAGCGCGGCCAGAATCATCACAGCGGCACGGCTCATCAGCGCCCCCCGTTATGCTCAAGGCTGAAGTGGTTCCCGTCCGGGTTTGATTTAAAGCGCCCGCCCCAGCTGCCGCCGATAGACTCCCAGTATTCGCCCAGCACCCGGTAATCTTCGGTGCGGGTTTTGTACTGGCCATTCACAAACAGATTCAGATCCACAGCCAGGCGCTGCGTGTGAAGGCTGTTTGCAATACCGCTGCCCTTTTTCGCATTCAGTGCAGCCTGTTCCGGGGTTCGGTATGCTTCACCAAACGTTACACGCAGCCCGCATTCATCTGCCCATAAAATCAGCTGCGCAATTTTCACGGCAAACAGCTGCTGTTTTTCACTCAGTGTCACTTTCCCTCCCTTTTTAAACTCTGCTTCGCCTTCTTCTTCAGCCATGCTTCAACCAGGCTATGACCAGTAATCCCCAGCGCGGAGGCCAGCCCCACAATGGCCAGCGGATGGGTATCCGGACGCAGATAAAGCACCGAGCCTGCCATCAGCGCCAGGGCGCTGCCGACAATCACGCGACCCGCCACCAGACGCACCGTGACAGGTTCGCCGCTGTCCAGCATTTTGCCCAGGGCTATCAACGCCCCCAGAATGGCCAGCGAGACACCCCACTTTTCGTATTCCTGCATCCCTTCCCCTTAACCCGTCAGGTTTGCTGTGGCTTCCGCTTCCAGATACGGAATACCGTTAATTTTCACGAACTCCGGGCTGCTCACGAAGTATTTGATTTTGTGCGTGGTAACGCTGCCCCCCTTCGGATCGATATCCAGCACGTTGTTCAGCATCAGCTTGCAGCCAAAGGCTTCAACCCTGATTTCTTCATTGCCCGCTCTGGCATAAAAAAGAAAATCCTGGGTATCAATGCCGCGCCATGAGCCGGCGCTACGCGCAAGGCCGGTAAGAATGCCCAGCGCTTTAGTGCTCAGTTCAATCTCGCCCTCTGCCGACACATCCCCATCAACGTGGCCATCGGGTACACCACGGGTTTGCGCGGCGGCGCTGTTATCCGTGATATCCAGACTGATTTTTTCAATGTTGACCAGCTGGCCACCCATGTGGGTATCAAACGACATACCCGAGATACGTTTAGTCATGCTGCGGCCTCCAGGCTGGCATCCAGTAACAGACTGATGGTGATTTGCAGCGGCACTTCATACGTGCGCACCACAATGTAAATTTCCACGGCCTTTTTGGTTTTCCAGACAATGGATACATCACCATCCTGCGGCGGCTTAACCTCACCGGGGAACGTCACGCCGTTGATTGCAGAATTGACAGACATTTCACGCAGCGGCTTCGCAAAAAGCTGCTCATGCGCGGCAATGCTGGACGGCGTGCTGTTCAGCGAGCGATCCGCAATTTTGCTGATGGCCATCAGACGCACACGGCGGGCAGCTTTATCCGCAATGCGCAGCGTTTCGATACTCTGATAATCACCGCCTTCAACATCGAGGGTGCGCCCGTCAGCCCAGTAAATCCCGTCAAAGTCCGGGTACCACATCGGCACACTGAAGCGCTGCGCTTCCAGCGCCTGAAGCGTTGCCAGCTCAAGCGGCATACCAGCGCCATCCACCGGCGTTTTATCGCTACCCAGGCGTAACAGTGCGCCTGTTTTTACCCGCGCCGGACTGTCAGCAATGGTTACAGCACGGGAGCATAGCCGCCCCGCCAGCGCCCCTGGCTCATTCCCCCAGATACGCGGAACCAGCTGAACGGCTTTTTCTGCCATGCCGTCCTGTAGCGTTGACAGCCGTGCCAGATAATCGGCCTGCGTTTCTGCGTCCTGCATCCCCTCGACGGCCAGCAGAAACCACACCCAGCGCCCGAATTTAGCGATCAGATTGCTGCGCAGCGTGATGGCCTGATTAATCTCCGCCTTCGCGCTGACATCATCACAAAGTACGACGCCTTCAACTGAACACACGCCCTGCGCCGCCAGCACAGCATCCACCCAGGCCCCCGATTCACTGTCCTCTGGCAGAACATGAACAAAGCCCCACCAGTTCGTGCCAGCATTCGCCTGCGCGGCCATCACATCACTTTTCAGCTGGCTGGCTTTAGTACCCAGAAGCGAATCAAAATCACTCTGGGCATTCACCGCCAGCGTTTTACCTGCATTCGTGCTACCCGTACCGACAAACAGCACGGCACGTTCCACTTCGTTGGTTTCACCCAGAAGCTGGTTTACCTGATTTACCGTCACATTTGGCCAGGTCATTTTTTCCCCTTCATATCCTGCGCGTAAACGTCCCAGCCAAAGCCGATGGCCTGAAGCTGTCGCGCAAGCGCTTTATTAAAATCGTCGTCACTCATGCCCAGAAACTCACGGGCGGGCAAATCAACCGTCCAGCTGGTTTTCACCGCCCTGCCGCTCAGCTTCCTGATAAGCAAACCGGCCTGGCTGTAGGGCATCGCGTCCATAAGCTCCCGGTACGTGGGTTTCTTCCAGCGCGTGCCTCTTTTCACCCGGTAGCCCAGGACGCGTAACTTTTTGGCCTGCGCCGCCGTGGCCATCTTGCCTGCCGGGACGCTGCCGGTTTTCCCCTTTCGGCTTACCCGGGCACGCATCCCGTTTTGCTGCGCAAACCCCACGGTGCCAGCAGGTACCGGCGTTTCGCCGTTCCGGTATCCACCGCCCTGCAAGTAGACACGCACGGCCTGAATTTCCGGCATTTCCCTGATATGAAGCAGCTTTGGCAAATTACGCAGCATCTTTCCCTTGCGCCGGGTTTTCCTTGCCGCCCACGGCTGGCCATCCGGGCTTTGCTGATTGCGAACGTTACGTTTTGCCGCGGCAATCAGCCCGTATTTGGCCAGACGCCAGATAAGGCGCTGGCGCTTCCTGGGCGGCAAATCCATGTTGGCCAGACTCTGGCGCAGCGTGGCCAGCTGCTTTTTGTTAAGCTCACCGCCGACGAACATCACGCACTCCCAATCGGCGCACCGGCTTCATCCACACCGAACACCTGCGCCGTGATGGCTGTCCATACTTCAGGCTCAACCAGTGACCAGCGCTCACCCTGCCAGGGGATCGCCCCGTTTTTATCCCGCTTAATCACCAGCTCTTCAGCCATCGGCACTGTTAAAACAATGGTGGCGGTTTCTTCAGTCTCCACCGACACATCCCAGTCAGGTTCTGATTCGCTTTGCCCGATATCATCAAGCAGTGACTGACTGGCCTCATCCAGCCACGCAGCCAGCAGTGACATAAGCAACTGAGGCGGAACCAGCCGGAACGGGAAGCGCTCCCAGGTCAACAACGCGTCATAGCGGATGATTGCCTGCCGGTATTGCCCCAACCCCATATCCCTGGTGGCGGGAATAAACTTCATTTCGTCAAGGAAACTGCTAAACCCCTGCATCACCCGCGCTGGCACGTTCTCCCGGAAAAGCGCGGTGAGTGATTCAAGCTGCGTCTGACTCATACCATTCTCACCGTTGCCCGTTTCAGCCCCTTCATTCGCCGGATAACCACTGACGATTCAGCCAGCAATCCATTGCGGGTTTCCGCGCTCTCCTGCCCCGGCTGGGTATCGTGTCGGCCAACGGAAGCAAACTCCCCCATCAGATCCGCTTTTGCCCTGGCAAAAACAGCTTTCGTGTACTGGGCGCAAAGGGCGTTTTTCCCTTTCAGCTTCACCCCTGGCACCTTGTCTGCCGTTTCATAGCCATTTGCCCGGTGCTTTGCCTCCGTCGCCTCCAGCTCCGCGTTAACCTCCGCCACCGCTGCGATAAGCGCCTGGCCGATGGTGTCCGCGTCGATATCTGCGGGGAGGGTGCGCTGGCTCTGAAAATCCTTCAGATTCAAATCTGGCCAGAATCCGTTGTTCTCCAGCGGCTCATCCTGATAATCAATCGGTGTTCCGCTAAACATGTTCACTCCGTAAAAAGGCGGGCTGGCCGGTTTCCACGGCGCAGGTGCACTTACTGTGCTCTGCCCTCCACCGCGCCCGCCTGGCCTGCGGTAGTCGTTAAGGCTGCAACAGTTTCCTGCGTCGGGCTGCAACCTGCTGGCGCGTGGTTCCCACGCCAATTTTTGCGTAATGCTGCTCTGCCGTTGCCAGTAGCTGATCGGCCTTTTCCAGCACGTCGGCGCTGTCCACGCTGGCCGGATTCACCCGGCCATCATCGCTGCGTAACATCTGCTGTCCGGCAAACTTGAACCACTTAGCCGTCACCTGCTCATGCAAACGCCATGAAGTGGCCACGCGGTCAAACGTGGCTGAAAAATAGGGTTCAACACTTTCCCCGCGCCCCGCAGACTCCTGCGCCCAGGCCAGCACGGTATCCGCCACAAACGTAGGAAAGTTGCTGCGTAACCGGTCTGGCGTGGCCTGCTGCTGTGCAATCGCAATATCAGCCCACGCCAGCGCAGTATCGAGATCGCCCACGTCAAACAGCCAGATAATGCACCAGGCAAAAACCGGGTTTGGGTACGCCTGGCCGCTGGCCAGATACGCTTCCACCGTAGGTTTCCAGCGCGGCAGCAGCACATCACGCTTATGGGCGATTTTGTCAACCCTCAACGTGAAGCGTTGAAGGGCTTCCAGATCGCGATTCAGCTCGGCAATCTGAATGTGCAAACTGTCCGAGGTTGTTACCGCCATCTGCTGCGCAAGCTGCTGCTGCATCCTGATGCGCTGGCTATGGCGTTGAGCCGGGGAAAGCACCATGTTTTAGCCCTCCTTCGGCTCTTCCGGCTTGCCGATGGTCACGGCACTTTCATCGATTGCCGCGTACAGCTCCGGCACTTCCACGGCGTAACCTTCATTGCGCAGATACTTGTTTTCGAACTGCTTACGATCTTCAACAAACTCAGACTTACGCATACGCGTATTGCGCTGGGTGTAGATGTGAAGGTTGCTCAGCGGCGTCACCACCATGCGTTTACCCGGCATAAACGGCGGGATAATTGCCTGACGTCCGGCGATGGTGCTGCCCAGCATCTGCGCGGCAATCTTCTCCGTTGGACGGTCTGCGGCCTGATAGAGTCGGTACTGTTCAGCTGCCACTAAATCAGCGCCGACCAGCACAACAAGGCGGGGATCGTTGCGGAATTGCGGGGCGATTTTGGCGTTAATCAAATCCGATGCCATCGCATCCAGTGATTTGTAATCGCCCGCCTCATCCAGCGTGACAGGGTCAGTCATGATCTGATTGCCACCCAGGAGGGTACGCATACGCTCATGCCAGCCAATGTTCACATCTTCGCCGTTCGGGTTTTCCGTTGGGTTAGTGGTTTTGGCGCGGCTCTTACCGTTGAAGCCGATGCGCAGCATATCGAGTGCGAAAGCCTGGGTTGAGAAAGTCTGAACGAGGTTAAAGAACTCATTTTCTTCCTTACCGGCGTTCGCCCACACGGAAAGCAGATCCCAGCGCAGTGCGGCGCAGCTGTCTGTTTCAACCAGTGAGTAGTCGTTGCCGTCCACACCCACACGGCGGGTAAAGCGCCCCTCTTCACTGCGTCCGGTATGCAGAACCGAAGAGCCGACAGAAATGACCTGGCCGCTCAGCTGGTCTACATCCATGCAGGTGATCATGTTCAGGAATTCCACTGATTCCAGAAGTGCCAGGCGTAACGCATTTTCCTGCGGATCATTCAGGGAAAAATAACGACTGGTATCACGCGCACCGAAATGCTGCGCCATCCCCGCCGAATATTTATCCAGTAAATCCCGCGCACGGTTATTAAGATGCATAAAACTCCCTCGCGTTAACGCGATTAATTCAGTTAATTTTTATTCAGGTAGAAAGCTGTAAATTACAGGTAATTAAATTTCTTATCTTTATCCTGAACGCTACGCTGCTGGCGTTGGTTTTTTGCACCTAAATCAGAAAAACGCTTAACGATTTCCGGGGCGTTATCACGAATTGCTGCAAACTCCTCCGTATCGACAACTTCCGCGATGGTATCCACATCTTCTTTTACACCACTCAGTGTATTTTCGATGGCAGCAACGCGGCCTTCCAGCTCATTAACTGCATTCGCCAGTGCCTGTAATTTGTCGCCCCCCTGACCACCTTCATTGCCCGACACTTCTTCTTCAAACTTTGGCTTAATACCAAATAATTTCTGCCAGTTTTTCATTTCACGTTCCTGTTCAATTTTGCCATCACGGGTAATTACACAGCTGTAATAACCCTGCTTATTTAACTTTTTGCGCCGACTGAAGCGCAGCCGTGTAGTACCCACACTGGCCGGATGATCGGTAACCGCAAGGCCGGTAAGATAAGTCCGCCCGGAGCCTCGCCAGTTTTCTTCCGGCTCGACAGAGAAGAAAAGCAATTGTCCTTCGTTATTCGCATAAATCAGGCGCATATTCGGGCAGATGGAAACAAAAAGCCGTACCTTTCCGTCATCCCCCTCCTGCCACATGGCATCGAGCACTTCGCCAAGGTTATCGCCTTCGCCCTCATGCTCTGGCCAGATTAATGCTGCCCAAAGGTTAAAATCATAGGTATCCCCCATATCAATTAACCACTGACGCTTAATAACCCTGCCGTCTACCGTATCCCCTTCAGTGGCAACACACAGCCAGTCTGTTTTCAGATGTGACATATATTTCCTGATGCCGCAGTGATATTGCGAAATGAATTATTAACGATTACCCACAGCCCCGCACCTTCATTAGTTCGGGTTAATTCGGATATAAGCCATAACGGAACCATCCCGAACCGTAAAAATAATATTTCGCCATCTTGCTGGCACAATATCCATCAACCCGAAAGAAATATTGAAAGGCGATCATCCCGGACGCATGGCCAGATACTCAGAAGAACTGAAAGGTGTAGCCCGCTCTCTTTACTTAAGACGCTGCACACCAAAGGAAATTGCCAGTGAATTAAATCTGCCCAATGCGCGGATCGTTTACTACTGGGCGGAAAAATACAGCTGGGCGGATTTGCTCAACCATGAAAGCACGGAAGAAGCCATTGAACGCCGCTATCAGCTGCTGACCAGCCGCGATGATAAGAACGAAACTGAACTTAAAGAAATGGAAATGCTGATTGCCCACGCCTGCAAGCTGCGGGCGCAAAGCAATAAGCACAAAGAGAAGCTTGCCACGGCTGGCGCTTACCCACGTAGTGAAGATGAATCCGACGCACCAGCAGGCCACAAAGAACGCCGCAGTAAAGGCAAGCCGAAAAAGAATGATATCTCTTCACTGACACAGGACGATTTCGACACCTGGGTGGACAAGCACCTTTTTGGTTATCAAAAACACCTGCGCAACAACATTGGTCGGCAGATCCGCAACATCCTGAAGTCCCGCCAGATTGGTGCCACCTGGTATTTTGCCTTTGAGGCGTTTGAAAACGCCGTACTGACCGGCGACCCACAAATTTTCCTGTCAGCGTCCAAATCCCAGGCGGAATTGTTCCGGTCTTATATCGTCAATATTGCGGAGCTGTATTTCGGCATCACGCTGACAGGCAACCCGATCCGCTTATCGAACGGTGCAGAGCTGCGCTTTCTGTCCACCAACAAGAACACGGCGCAGTCATACAGCGGCCACCTGTATTGTGATGAATATTTTTGGGTACCGAACTTTGCCCGCCTTAACGAAGTGGCCAGCGCAATGGCCACACACGATAAATGGCGCACCACCTACTTTTCCACGCCTTCAGCCAAAACGCACCAGGCTTACCCGTTCTGGACAGGGGAAGAATGGAAGCGGGGCAGCAAAAAACGCAGTGCCGTGGAGTTTCCCAACTTTAACCAGATGCGCGACGGCGGCAGAGTCTGCCCGGATGACCAGTGGCGCTACGTCATTACAATGGAAGATGCCATTGCCGGTGGCTTCAATCGCGCCAGTATCGGGAAACTGCGCAACCGCTACAACACTGACACATTCAACATGCTCTATATGTGCGTATTTGTGGACAGTAAAGACTCCGTCTTTTCCTTCTCAGATCTGGAGCAGTGCGGCGTTGATGTTAGCGAGTGGCAAGACCATGACTCCGGCAAGGTGCGGCCATTTGGCGATCGTCCTGTCTGGGGTGGCTTCGACCCCGCCCGCTCCGGCGACCTGTCGTGTTTTGTGATTATCGCGCCGCCTGTTCTGGCCGTTGAAAAATTCCGGGTACTGCGAATTTTTAACTGGAAGGGAATGAACTTTCGCTGGCAGGCAAAGCAGATAGAGAAGCTTTTCGGCCAGTACAACTTCAGCTACCTGGGCGTTGATGTTACCGGCATCGGCCAGGGCGTATTTGACAACATTCAGCATTTCGCGCTGCGCGTCATTGAGGCAATTCGCTATGACCGGAACACCAAAAACCAGCTGGTTTTAAAAGCCGCTGACGTCGTGGAAAGCCAGCGCATCGAATGGGATCAGGAGCTCAAGGAAATCCCGGCAAGCTTCATGTCCATCCGCCGCACAACAACAAACAGCGGTGCGGCCATGACGTTTGTTGCAGACCGCAGCCCGGAAACCGGTCACGCGGAATCCGCGTGGGCAATAATGCACGCGCTGCATAACGAGCCGTTGAACTATGAGAACAAACCAAAATCCCACTGGGGAACAAAGAAGAAGGCAGCTTGAAAAAGAAAAAATACATCAACCAAAAAGCGCAGGTGCAGCAAGCCAAAAAAATGAGCATCATCACCTTTGGTAAACCTGAACCCGTGCTGACCACCGGCACGGATTATGCTGAAGTCTGGTATGACAACACCGCCGGTCACTTCACGCTGCCCATTGATCGGCTGGCACTGGCGCAGCTGATTAACCTCAATGGCCAGCACGGCGGCATTATCCATGCCCGCAAAAACATGGTCATTTCGAGCTATCAGGGCGGCGGGCTGTCGTTCGATGAACTGGACGCTGCCTCTTATGACTTTTTGACGTTTGGCGATCTGGCCATAAATAAAATTCGCAATGGCTGGGGGGATGTGATCGGACTTGAGCCACTTCCAGGCCTGTACCTGCGCCGCCGCAAAGAACGTGAAAACGAAAAGAATGTGCCTGGTGATTTTGTGGTACTTCAGCATGGAAAACCGCTGGTTTATGCGCCCGAAGATATTATCTTCATCAAGATGTACGACCCGCAGCAGCACATCTATGGCCTGCCGGACTACATCGGCGGCATTCACTCCGCATTACTCAACAGTGAAGCGGTGATTTTCCGCCGCCGCTACTACCACAACGGCGCACACACGGGCGGTATTCTCTACACCCGTGACCCCAGCATGACCGATGAAATGGAAGAAGAGATTGAACAGCAGCTGCGCGACAGCAAGGGGATCGGTAACTTCTCCACCATTCTGGTGAACATACCCGGTGGCGATGGCGACGCCATCAAATTTATTGAAATGGGCGATATTTCCGCCAAAGATGAATTTGCCAGTGTTAAAAACATCAGCGCCCAGGACGTTCTGAACGCTCACCGCTTCCCGGCTGGCCTTGCAGGTATTGTCCCACAAAACACCGCTGGCCTGGGCGACCCTGAAAAATCACGGGCGACCTATTTCAAAACGGAAGTGGTCCCCATCCAGCGACGCATCGCCACCGCCATCAACAGTGACCCTGAAGTGCCAGAACGCCTTCACCTGAATTTTGATTATGAATCAACGGGTGAGGGTGCAAAATGAGGCAAAAACGGCTAAAATCCAGGCATTATTTGACAGCAGGAGCATGGAATATGCGCGTATTAAAAATCGAATGCCCGGAGTGCGGCTCTCAAGCTGTTATTCGCAAAACAAACCGCAAGCACCGCCATATTGCCGATATTTATTGTGCCTGTCAGGATGTGGAGTGTGGTCATACGTTTGTCCTGAATCTGACGTTTTCCCACACTCTCAGCCCCAGCGGCAGAACCGGCGATCAGCTTCTGAAAACCGTTATCTGCAATATGAATCTACAGCAAAAACAGATGATGCTCGATTTACTGCGGGGGACCGCTGCCTCTCCTCTCTGATACAGGGTCATCATGCGATCGTGAGGGATGAACATATGTTTCCAGCTTCTGGCGCAACTCCCCTGCAATATCAGCAATCCAGTCCAGGGCGATTGACTGATCTTCCTGCTCCTTACTTTGCGCCGTGGTAATAAGGCGCGCCATTAAATCGATACGTTTTGCCTGGATAGTTTCCCAGAATAAATCGCTCATTGTGTTTTCTCCATTTTATGAATATGCATTAAAACGGAGGAAAACCAGTTCGCTGTTATTATCAAAAATAACGTTCTTCGCATAATGAATATTCCTTTTTGTTAAAAAGATAATATTCCCTGGTGCTGGCGAAAACGGTCAAATCATATAAAGAACCCTGGACATACTGTCCAGAAAAAACTAAATATCTGCATCAATATTGTATGGCACGCCTTATATCTTCATAGTAGCGCCCCCGGATAAAATGATGATGTGATTTTAATCACACAACATTGCAACAACACACTCACTGTGTCGTCAACAATAAAATAACACATTCAGTGTGTCCTATGATGTCAACAGAACAGCGTATTACCCGAAAGATAAAGCAAACCATGCAGAAAAAAGCCGTCGGCTACAGGACGCTGGCGGAAAAAACAGGTATCCACGAGGCCAGACTCAAACGCAGCCTGAACATATGGTCAGCCCAGTCGCTGACGCTGTCTGACCTGGATGCCATCTATAAGGCACTGGGGATAACGGATGATTTATCCGCTTATGATGAGTTTACGGCACTGTCCGATGAGGCGAAGATGCTGATATGTCAGATGATTAAAATGCTCAGGGAGCAGACGTAAAAATCAGAGGGGGCAGACCTGTGCCCGGACAAATAACCAGGAAGGGGTATTTTTGATCAAACCTGTGTTTATTGAAACCATACCTTGGTATAGTCTCACTTCGACATTTCCCTAACGTTGCTGGCCGCTTAGCCAGCCCTCTCATTGCCTTGAATGAGAGGGCTTTTTTTTGCTCAACGCCTGAGAGCTGCGTCCTCACAGGAATATCGCGTATTCTTCAACAAAGATAACAACAGCCCCGCCGTATCAAATGTGCTGGAATACTGCTTCCCTAACCCCGGGAAGAGAGCCTGCAGGTGTGGCCACATTTCAGCCTCCAGAAATTCTACTGTACCAAACAGTGCGTTGAGCTGAGATACCGCGTTGCCTTCCACGATAACAACGGGTTCGGGGATGTCAAAATCCAGCGAAGTCGGATGTAAAATCCGCTTTGGTTCAGGCAGAGTAACCACAGTCTGTGCATCGGGCTGGTGCTTATCGTAGCGGCGTTTCTCACATTCGATAAAGTAACGGCGGATCTGACGCCCTCTGTCGTTACGCTCCACCATCGCCAACTCCTTGGCTGTATCGAGTGTAAGATGATAGTCCTTGCGGTTGTGGCCTCCACGAATTTTTGCTTCCCGATTTTGGGAAGCAATCAAATAGTCCTGGTTTTCAACAAATTGATATTCAGCCAGGCGTTCAGCAATCCATGAAGCAAAGCGTTTACCCACAGCGAGAAAGGCATGCAATTCGCGAGCATTACAAAGCAGCATAGTTTCTCCAGAAATTGTGCCGCTAAAAACAGGGATTAGTTGAACATTCATGGTAATTTCCTCTTATGAAGGGTAATCACCACCGTCTGGTATCAATCATCGGGTGGTGAGACGTACAGGGTTGATACTACCGGCTAAGAGGAACCGGCCAGCCCTAAAGCTGCCCTGCACGCCCCACCATAATGCGAATGTGGCTGTGCTTAACGCATAAAAAAACCGCAAACGCGGCCATGCGCCTCTTAGATTTCCGGGGTATCAATCCCGACATCAGATTTTGCTGATGCACGGTGACTATAGCCCCGTGGATTTACGAATGTCAATCTGGTGGAAGAAAAAGCCAGGAGGGAACGGGTGCCTGACGTTACGCTCAACACTAAAAAGAGTGGTGGGGATTACTCCCCACCGGTGCTCTTACCCGGGTTCGTAAGCCATGGAAACAGACACCTCCGTCTGGCCGGTTCGTAGTCGGACCTCACAGAGGCTCTTCCTCGTTACCAGCACCGCGACAAGCACGGTAATACAGATTACGATGGTGGCGATTAACTTCGCCTTTTGCTGCTTCATGGCTAACTTCTCCTTGACCTGCCGGTCTGTAAGAGGCTAACCTTATGTTGTTGATGCATAGGGGGCCTCAGATTGATTTTTAGTCGTCTGGGGCCTTTTTCTGTCCGCTTCATAATATGCCTGAAACAGACAGTCTCAGGCACCCGCCGCAATACTACTTAACTCCCTGACCAGATGCAATTTTTTACCTGGCCAATGGCACAGTGGTTAAGACCAGCCCGGCCAGCCCTCATCCTCCGCCCGAAGTCGTTTCTCATCCAGTCGCCCATTCCGATAACACAACGATGCCCCCGGACTCATAACCAACCCACTGCCGCGCATAAGAATGGCTATTTGTTCATCTGTGGCCTGGAAACCCCGTCGATTTAGTTCCAGTGTTAACCGCCTCCGGGTTCCCTCCGTACAGTTATTGACAGAACTCCAAGGGTGATTAAGGTCAGGGTCAAAAGCAGCCTCCGCTTGCGCTTCGGCCAACTTCGGCACCCTGTCCCACTTAACCAGGCGCGTGACGATTTCAGAATCGGACACATGCGGCGAGTAGATACCCTGGACACGCTGCACGTCCTCCGCGTACTCATTGCCCTGCTCGGTGATTTCGTATGCGAGGCGCACGATCAAATCCTTGCGAGAAACCAGCGCACCGCCCTGGGCTTGCGTATAAGACGCCCAGCACCCAACATCAGCCGCAGCCAGCACAGCATCCATGCGTTTGTCTGGCAGTTTCTGATCGCGCAGGCGTCGCAGCTCACGGTATACGGTTACCGGCGCCCCACCGATTTGCTGAAACTGGCGAATACGCCAGCGTGATGCCCAGGCAGAAACGGCTTTAGCCATCTCGCGCAAGTTTTCGCCGGTTTCGTCGTCTTTCTCACCGTCCAGGGCGTAACCGTCGATATTCTTGGAAATGTATTTGGCAATGTAGCCCGTTGCGGAACCTTTGGCCGGATCGATAGCTTCAACATGGAAACGTGCTTTTAACGCATCAGGGGTTTGAAGCTCTTCCGAATCGGTAATACGGGCGTAATAGCACATAATATCGCGCACCGTATCTACATCATGTGGGTGCATAAACAGCAACATATGCCAGTGCGGGGTTCCATCGTGGTGGGGCTCAACAACGCGGAAGCCAAAAACGTGGATGCCCGCACGTGAAAGCGCGGCGCGGACTTTTGCCCAGACGCTGCACAAGTATTTTTGCGTGTCCTGCGGGTTGCTCCCGTTCCATTGAGAAACAAAACCGCCGCTGCTATGAACAGCGTGATAACGTGATGGCGCGGTTATTGTGTAGAACTCTCCCGCCAGTTGCTCTTCGTTGGCCATATCTTCAAATCCTCTCATTCTTACCATTAGTTCAGCGCGACGTATCGCCGGATTCGCCACGCTCCCGTAGACCTTATCCGCCATGTCGATACGGTCACCTTCTTTATTAATCAGATCGAACTTTTTAAAAAATTCCGCGTTGCGCTTCTTCTGCTCCAGCCATTCACCCAGGGTGCCGCGTGACACATAAGCCGTTGCTGCCTTTTGCACCTGCCCCACGGCGATGGCCAGATGCTCGCGCTGAACATCACGCATACGCTTCAACCGGCCCTGCCACCATTCCGGCGCCATCATGCGCAGCAAACCAGATTCCGCTTTACGGTTAGCCAGCTGACCACCATTCGCGTTGTACGTTGCCCAGTAAGGCGGATGATTCCCCAACATCAAAGACAGCCCGCACAAATGGCGGTAACTCTCCATCGTGCGGCGATGTAGTTCGTCGGGGTCCCCGGTGGCTTCGTCGAAAGCGGTATCAGTGAAGGAATAAAAGGACTCAGCCAGCCACATGGCCACGCGCCGGGATAGCTTTTTAATCTCCAGCCGGTCAAGCGCAGGAAGGCGTTGCATGGCTTTGCCGAATGGCAAATCGTCTACATCACTGGCCAGCCTGTAGCGGCCAGATACTTTGCGCAGACGTGGCAATACGTTCTTTCCAATGGTCTGGCGTAAAAAAGTATTGGCACGACGACGCCCACCGCGTGGGGCGTTAAACAGTTTTTCGTAACGCTGGCCAAAGTATCCGGCCAGCCAGTCGGGGATTTCGTGGATGTACTGAGAGCGGAAGTCATGATCCGCAGGGTTTACCTGCCACAACTTCCGCTCTGTCAGCGTTACATCTTTTGGGAGGCCAGGTGCAAAATGCTCACGCCGCCAGATATCAACGGCGTGATGCAGGCCATTAGCCAATAGCTCAGCCACGGCTTACCCATTTTTTCCAGCAATCCAAAGCGAAGCTGGAAGCAATGACTACCAGCGTTACCGGCCACAAAGCGGAGGTAATAGCGATCATGACAGCATCAAAGATATCCGGGCGCTCTTCTTCGTTACTTACAATCCAAAGAGAGACAGCCAAAGCCACAGCTGCACCCAGCAGGTGCCCACCAATCAGGAATCCAGTTGTCATTTGAGCACCGCCAGCAATTCAGGTGCTAAAGAAGCGCCACCCTTACCCGCGCCGATACGGCGAGGCGCGGTTAGTTTATGAATATTAAAGCGGCCATAAAGGCTGCGGGTTTCCTGGGTATCGCTATTAGAGGCAGCAACTGGATACCCCTCCAGCGATAGCCTGTAGAGCGAATGCGCCAGATGCAGCTGGTTATCAGATGTGAAGCCATCGGTGTGGTATTGGGTAAAGCAGGCTGTAGCGCTTTCCGGGATGTAAGGGGGATCACAGTACACAACATCGCCAGGGCGCACCATACGCAATGTTTCCTCAAAATCGGCGCAAATAAACGTTGTTCGTTTTGCCTTCTCAGCAAAAGCCCGGATCTCAGCTTCGGGGAAATACGGCTTTTTATAATGGCCATAAGGTATGTTGAAATGGCCGCGCTGATTGTAGCGGCACAAGCCACGGTAACCATGGCGGTTCAGGTACAGGAACACCGTAGCGCGCCACTGCCATTCTGGTTCAATATTGAAAGATAAGCGCAGGTCATAGTACAGATGTTCTTCGTTTGACCGCTCAAAGAAGGGTTTTGAATCGGCTATGAATTGCCCGGCGTCCATCTGGATATATTTGCAAAGATGGATTAAATCCGGGTTCACATCAGCGATCAGATACTCGTCATAATCAGTGTTCATCATTACGGCACAGGAACCGCCGAACGGCTCCACCAGACGTTTACCTTTCGGCAAGTGCTCCAGCAGCTGCGGCATAAGGGAGGTTTTGTTACCTGCCCATTTCAGTGGGGTTTTAATGGTCATCTATTCACCCTCCCCGGAGATTTCATATCTTTCAGAAACTGCCCCCCCTCAAAGGTTAAAGCCCAGCGGTTAACCCCCCAGTGAAACATCACCAGTCCTTTTTTAACCAACGCAGTACCCGTGCGACAGGAGGGAGATTGCAGGGCATAGCCACCTTTCACATCGGCCACGCGGCGCATGAAATCCACCTGTGCCTCTGACAACTTTAATTCCTTATTTTTCAGTTCCATACAGCACCACCATTGCCACTCAGGTTTTCGGATTCCTGGCGAATAAGTTCGATAATCTCAACCGGGCTTAATTCTTTGCTGGCGGCGTAAGTGGCCAGCAAATCCAGACGGGTAGAGCACAGGTCTGCGGCGGCGCGTTTGCCAGCTTCAGTAGCTCTTCTCAGTAGTTGCGGCAGGTCTGCACTGCTTGCTGTCGGGATGTTTTGACGAACCATTTTCATGGGTATTTCTCCAGATTTAGAAAAAGTGAGCCCCCGGCCACCGAAGGGGAGCCGTAAGGTTTTGCGTAATTTTTGAGTTAGTGAATGGCGGCGGTGGCCATTCCAGGGGTAAAGCGAGCGTTTGGCGCTGGCAGCGCGTGAAGCGGCAGGGACAGTTCCCACCACCTGTGAATCATGAGCACAACAGCGCTTTGCCCCAGCATCCCGGCCACAACATTAAGAGACTGAATAGCCCCCAGGGCCTGCGCCTGATCGGCTACCGCTTCGGCCTCCCGGTAAACCCGGCACCAGAAAGCGGCATAAGCGGAAAGCCACTGCTGCGGGTTGTTCAGGTGCGCGGTGTCGTTGAACTGGAACGCGGTCAGCTCTACGTGCTGGCCGGTATCGTTGTTTTTGGTCAGGAACTTGTGAACGTAATTTGGGCTCACGCCCCAGCTCTGCATATCCGCTAACAACCCCTGCTTTTCTACTGAGATAATTTTCATCAACTGCTCCTTAGTGTCTGCGTTCAGCAACGTTATTCCTGAGCGTGGCGCGGGCTTCAAGTATTGCCTGCACAACATCCGAAGCCTTTGAGGTGTCGCCACCCGGTTTTACTGCCGATGGTGCTGCCAGTTTTACCGGCTGTACGAAGTCCAGATCCCCAATTGCCCCAAAAGCACTAACCAGGGCATCCAGACGTTGAATACCACGCTTTAAGCGAAGCAATTCGCGGTTATCAAACTCAGACCAGGAGTAAGAGCAATAACGTCCCCCCAGCCCGGCAGCATGAAGCACCACGCCGCGACGCTCTTTTGTTAAGCCGTTCCACACATCGCGGGCGCGGCTGTGATGGTCTGTTACCTGCTGGCGTAGCGTGGCCAGCCATTTTTTATGGTCAGCCACGGCAAAGCCCTCCGATCCGATTCAGGAATGCGCGCCAGCCAGGGCGGCGGGCTTTGTTAGCTACGAAATTGAACCGGGTAGCCGGGTTCCACAGTTGGCCATTCGGTAGTTCAATCCAGCCGTGGCCATGCGCATTAAACTGCGGCGTTGGCGACTGGTTTTTGAGGTAAGTAACGAAAGGTTTGTTGTGCATGGTTTTCCCTCACATGAGACCAGCGGCGTTGCCTGTGACGAGATCCACAGCAGCAGCCAGCACGGGGGCGGATTGAAAACGGGCTTCAACGGTGTAAACCAGCATTGAAATACTGCGGATGGCTTCGTTTGCACGGTCAAGGATGGCGTTTTTACGCGCAGCGGTCATTTTCTCAGGCGATACAGCTTCCCCGGCAATCGCCCCAACGCTGGCGCTGGCGGTCAGCGCACATAGCTGCATGTTGTTTTCCGTAGTATTGTTCACCGGCACCGAAGGCAAGCAGTTAATCTGCGCCAGCATCCCATCCAAAAGGCGGGCATCCTCGGTGTAATCGGTAATGGCCAGCAGTTCATCCACAGTCATGCGGTGCGGTTGGGCTGGGTTTAATTTGTTGCGAAGTACCTGAACGCGCATACCAACGGCATACGCCACATCTTCCAGGTTGTTAGCTTGCGCGAATGCCCGGCAAGCTGCATCAAAGTGGGAATGTATGGAGGTCTGATAATAAAACATGGTTATCTCCAACGTGATCGCTAGGATGAACTCAGGCCTGCAACGCGATGTTGCATTCACTCAGCGCCTGAACGGTCAGCGCGGCCATGTTGATTTCGACGCGGGCGCGGGGTTTATCCCCTTTGCCACGGATTGGAAGACGACCATCACGAACCATATCGCGAGCGGTTCCCATAGCGGTGCCGGTCAGGCGGCAGTACTCATCAATAGGAAGGTAAGGCGTTAGGATGGTGATTGTAATGTTAGGACGCATCAGGCAAACTCCTTTGTTCAGTTGAGCACGGCAATGCTCATTGATATTCACTTAACTCTAACTAACGGAGATAGGTTAATTCTCGCAATCTTAATTGTCAATTTAAATTAGAATTGCAGAAACCCCTATTAGCTATGGCACGATTCAAAATTGAGCTAACTGTTGATGGCACCCCTGTACTTGATCGGATTATTGAGGCGTACGGATTCACCCAAAAAATGCAACTTGCAGCACATCTGAACATGGCAGCAAGCTCGTTATCCTCCCGTTACAAGAGGGGCGTTTTTCCCGCTGATCTAGTCGTTCAATGCATGTCTGAAACAGGAGCTAGCCTAGAGTGGCTGGCAACTGGCAGCGGCAAAAAGTTTGAAAGTGACGAACTGGACATAATGAAATTTGCTCGAAAAAAACTGGTAGATGGCCAGCTTTACGACTCGGGCAGTGTGATGTTCGATAAGGTTTTTTTCCGGGCTGGCGTTCCCCTCCCGGCAAATCCTCTATGCGTGGAAGATGAGAAAGCCCAGTACATCATCGATCAGACATTCACAGAGGTGTACGATGGGGAATGGCTCGTGGTGATAGAAGGTAAAACCAGCGTCCGAACACTAACCCGCATCCCTATCAAAAAAGTGCGCGTAAGTGGCGTGGGGATGGCTTTTGACTGCGGCCTTGATGATATTGAGGTTATTGGCCGCGTCGTAATGACGATAACCAACTAAGCGCATGAGCATAAGAAAGCAGCCAGACGGCAAATGGTTAATATCGCGGGCGGTTCCCATAGGGGTTCCGGTCAGGCGGCAGTACTCATCAATAGGTAGGTAAGGCGTAGGGATGGTGATTGTAATGTTAGGACGCATAAGGCAAACTCCTCAATTCGTTTGAACTCGGCAAAGTTCATCAGTATTCGCAATTAGCAAACAACAGGAGCTAGGTTACTTAGATATTTTCTACGTGTCAACACCACTAAGACAATTTCTAATTACCAAGATCGCAAATGGCACGATTCCGAATTGACCCAGGCACTGATAGCGCCCCAGTTTTAGATAGAGTCATTGAGGCTTACGGCTTCACCCAGAAGATGCAGCTAGCGGAGCACCTTGATATGGCTGCAAGCTCGCTTTCTTCGCGGTACAAGCGCGGCGGGCTACCCGCAGATATCATGCTTAAATGCATGGCTGAAACTGGGGTAAGCCTCGAATGGCTGGCAACTGGAAGCGGCAAAAAGTTTGAAAGTGACGAACTGGACATAATGAAATTTGCGCGCAAAAAATTGGTGGATGGCCAGCTTTACGACTCGGGCCGTGTGATGTTCGACAAGGTTTTTTTCCGGGCTGGCGTTCCCCTCCCGGCAAATCCTTTATGCGTGGAAGATGAGAAAGCCCAGTACATCATCGATCAGACATTCGCAGAGGTGTACGACGGGGAATGGCTCGTGGTGATAGAAGGTAAAACCAGCGTCCGGACACTAACCCGCATCCCTATCAAAAAAGTTCGCGTGAGTGACGTGGTGATGGCTTTTGATTGCAGCCTTGATGATATAGAGGTTATTGGCCGCGTTGTTATGACGATTACCAACTAAGCATATGAGCATAAGAAAACAGCCGGACGGCAAGTGGTTACTGGACTTTTACCCGGAGGGGAAACCGAAGGGCAAGCCCAGCAAACGCATTCGTAAGACGTTTTCGACTAAAGGCGAGGCGCTGGCATACCAGAACCACACCCTTGAAAACATACACGTTAAACCGTGGCTGGACGGCAAAGAAGATCGGCGCACTCTGCGCCAGCTGGTAGGCCAGTGGTTCGACGAACACGGCGTAACCCTGGACGATGGCGAGAAGCGAAAAGGGGCGATGGAGTTTGCCTGTGCAAGCATGGGGGAACCGCTGGCGCATGAGTTTGATGCAACCATGTTTTCCCTGTACCGAAAAAAGCGCCTGTCCGGTGAGATCGTCCGAACCACCCGCGTCAAACAAGTATCACCCAGGACAATGAACCTTGAGCTGGCCTATTTCCGCGCCGTATTCAATGAACTAAAACGCCTCGGCCACTGGAAGCTTGATAACCCGCTCTCCGGGGTTCGCGCCTTTAAGTCTGAAGAAGCGGAGCTGGCTTATCTTGAGCAAGACGAGATCAGCAGCCTTTTGGAACAATGCAAAGCCAGCCGTAACGAAAGCACATTCTGGGTGGCCTGCGTCTGTCTGGCCACCGGCGCACGATGGGATGAAGCGGAGTCACTGACGACAAAGCAGATCAAAAACCTCAAGGTTAGTTTCTTCAAGACCAAAGGCAACAGAAACCGCACGGTACCAATCAGCAAAGCATTTTATGACGCGCTACCGAAACCAGAAAAACCAGGGCGGCTCTTTAAGTCATGTTATTCGGCGTTCCGCAAAGCGGTAGAGCGTGCTGATATTGAGCTGCCAGACGGCCAACTTTCGCACGTGTTACGCCACACTTTCGCATCACACTTTATGATGAACGGCGGGAACATTTTGGTTTTGCAGCGCATACTTGGCCACACAGATATTAAGATGACAATGCGTTATGCGCATTTCGCGCCTAACCATTTTAACGAGGCCATAGAGCTTAACCCCCTGGCAAAAAGTGCCCCCTTTCTGCCCCCTCAGGACTCAAACAACCAATAA